TTACAAATTGTTTATTATCTGGATTGGGTATAAAGTATTCAGCAACTAATCTATGCCTAAAAAATCTTTTCTTTTGTTTATTATCCCATAAACAAACTCTATAATAACCAAAATTATTGATATCTCCTTTTATATAATGTTTTGTTAAAGTATTATATACTTCTCCTTTTTCGTTAATTTTAAATTGATTTCTAAAAATATTTATAGTTTTCCACATAACTCCCAGTTTAGGTATTTATTTAAATTTTAATTTAGTACTTGATTACCATATATTATAAAAATACTTAGGTTTCCAAGTTTAGATCTTTTATTCTTAATATNTTGTTAAAGTATTATATACTTCTCCCTTTTCATTTAC